AGCATAATTGAAAATACCTTTCTCCAAATTTGAACTAGCCCTTTCGTTGTTTAACTTTTTATCAATTTTTTTTCTAATATTAGCTCTAAAATTTTCAGGGTTTTCGATCATTCGCAGTGACATTTTTTATTGATTTATATATTATTTTATATTTAAATCAATATCAATTTTATTTTATTTATAAATCATAATGGTATTATCATCTCATTATTAATTTTATTTAACAATGTTACTAACAATATGATACCAATATAATAACAATATTTTATTATAAAGTAATATAAAATTATATAATATATAATATATAATATATGTACACTATTAATATCATGAACTTAATTATGTTGTTTTTAAAATTATCCCTAGTTCTTGGTGTCAATATGACAACGTATTTTGATCCAGCTAATTCTTTTGATAAATTTATATCCCATTATGGAGTTAAAATTGAACCAATAGATTATGAATTTAGAAAAAGTTTATATTTACAAGAGCAAAAAAGAATTTTAGCGCATAACAATGTTAATAAAGGTTGGAATGAAACAATTAATACAATGACAATTTTAACAGCTAGCGAAAGAAAACAATTTTATGGATATTCTAAAGGTATTAATAAATATATTAAACAAGTGAAAAACAACCAATTAAACTCAATTGATTTAAATTTATTGCCTACAAATGTTGATTGGAGAAATAAAGGGGTTGTTACAGCTGTAAAATCACAAGGTGGGTGTGGCAGTTGTTGGGCTTTTGCTTCCACCGCAGTAATTGAATCGCATGTCGCTATAAATACAAATAAATTATTTGATTTATCACCACAACAAATTGCTACTTGTACTCCTAACCCATTAGAATGTGGAGGTAAAGGAAATTGTCAAGGAGCAACTTCGGAATTAGCATTTGATTATATTGCAAATTCTGTAGGATTATATGATGAATTTCAAGTTCCATACACTGAATATTATGGCGTTGAATCAAAATGTATTTTACCATCTGATATACCTAAAGCTACAATTTCCGGATATGTTAAATTGGAAGAGAATAATTACGAACAATTAATGTATGCTGTAGCTACTTTTGGACCAATTGCTGTTTCAGTAGATGCGAGTTCTTGGCATTCTTATTCTTCAGGAATTTTTAACGGTTGCAATCAAACCAATCCTGATATTAATCATGCCGTAGTTCTTTTGGGATATGGAACAGATAAATTTCTAGGTCTTGATTATTGGTTAATCAGAAATTCTTGGTCTGCTTCATGGGGAGAATCTGGTTACATTAGATTATTCCGCCAAAAAATTACTAATAGTGATGATCATGATAAAACATGTGGAATAGATTCAACACCTCAAGATGGAACTGCTTGTGCTGGAGATAACCAACCTATTAAAGTATGTGGCACTTGTGGAATTTTATATGATTCATCATATCCTACTGGCGCAAATACAATATAATTTTTATAAAAATAACAATATAATCCATTAAGTGATTTATTATATTGTTACAACTTATTCCCTTTGATACTTTCACTGAAATACTATCTCTATTTTCTTTAAGTATATAAATTAATAATTATTTTATTTTCCAACATTTTTATCGTCATAATCATATGATTCTTCGGATAATTCTGAACCAATATCATCTATAATCATATCATCAGATTTATCACTAATTTCATCATCAGCATCATTATCATTATCATCATCATCATCATCATAACTTTCAGAATCAGACGAAGAATTTTCTTCAGTATCACTGCTATCTACAACAAAACCATCTTTTAAATATCCTTGTTTTGTTTTCTTTTCTTTTGGAACATTGGCCAATTCATCTTCTTCTTCTTCATCTTCCTTTGCGGTAGTTGCTAAATCTTCAAACCCTCCAAATAATTTTTCATAAATTTTATTCCAAAGTGGCAGTGTTAAATTTGAATAGGCATTACTACCATCATCTTTTTTAACTTGAGCTAAAATGGCACAAGTTCCATAAAATAACTTTGTATCAATCGGAGGAGGAAAATCATATTTATTCTCAGAATTAGCTCTTCCATCTGCCTTAGCAAAAACTTGAATACAATACTTTTTTCCATCATACTTAATATTCCATTCGGTTTGTTTATTAAAATCTTCTGCTTTTTTAAAACCACATTTTTTATACAATTCTTCTTGTTTAAAATCTTTTATTGAAAGAATTTTTAATGATCCTAATCTTTCCACAATAATAATATCTAATGGATGTGTCATTTATTATTATTATTATTATATAAAAAATAGGTTTAAATAGTTTCTTCAATATAATAATAAAAAAATGAGAATTTATATTAATAATTTTAACTTGGATATTATGGATAAAATATCAGAACTATTTAAAGAACATTTAATTAAAACTGATAATTATATTGAATTATATACAAATGAAGGTATCTATCGTATTGAAGATAAAATCATTTATTTTTTAGATATAATCGATAACGATATTCAAAAATTTGAAAAATATTATAACAACTTTACACTTATAGTAGATACGTCATTTTATAATAAAAAAAATACTTCAAGCATTCACGGAGAAACACATCTATCATTTCAAATTATTGAAAAATACTATAAATTTGATATTTTTTCACCTATTTCACTAGTTATTAAATATAACTTAGATAAAACAAAACTAATACCGAGTGATATATATTTTGAATCACAGAAAAATATTAATATTAATGATGTATTTATTAAAAAAGAACTAATTGAGTTTTTATCTGTTCTAAACTAATATCATAATATATTATGTTATCTTGGGTTATTCAAATTACTATAATATCAATTGTTTTAATATTTCTGGTTCATCATTTAATTAATTTTTTTAAATCTACACTTACTGTTCCAAAAATAAAAGATTTAGTAAATACTCCAACTCAAAAATATGAAAATATGTATAACATAATAAATAATAATCAAAAATCATATAAGAATTCTAGTTTAGATAATGAATATTCATTAATTGATCTATTACCAAAAAAAGAAGAAACTAATATGAAGAGCGAGCTAAAAAATTTTTTAAAATCTCAACTAAATACTTCAAAAACTAATGGAACTGATTTTTCATCTTTAGATTCTATGTCAAATACTAATTCTTATTCGAATTATTAAATGATATAAAGATAATTTATGTATATTATTTAAATGTTAACACAAGAAGATAAATTAGATATATTACGTGAATTTCCAAATGTAAAACTTTCTTATGAAAAAATTATACATAAGAAGGTCTATAATTTTGATTTATTATTATGTATTCCTAATGGGAAAAAATGTTTTGCCTGGTTTACATCATTTAAAAATAATATGATATGTATTTTACTTGAACTTGATAATAAAAATAAAAAGGTATTTAAAAATGTTAAAATTATTAATTGCTGTTTTTCTAGTTCATTATGCTATAATACTTTATTTTTTGGAACTTTATTCTACCACATGAATAATCCATTTTTTTCTATTGAAGATATTTATTTATATAAAGGAAAAGATTTATCTACTTATGATTTTGGTTATAAAATAAATAAAATAGCTTATATTTTAAAAAATGATATTAAACAAATATCATATAATAATAATTGTGTTGTCTTTGGATTACCAATAATTTCTAAAACTAACGAAGATTTTGACATATCTACAATTAGTTACAAATTACATTCAATTAAATATATAAAAAATAATTCACTTTTTACATTAGAAATAGATGAATTTATATCAGATATGAAAGAAAATACAAGAGAAAATGTAAGAGAAAATGTAAGAGAAAATGTTAGGGAAAAAAGAGTTATAACAAAACAAGAAAGAATATTTATCTGTAAACCTGATATTCAAAATGACATATATCATTTATTTACAACAGAAAATGATTATATTGGTTTAGCTGCTATACCTGATTATAAGACTAGTGTAATGATGAATAAATTATTTAGAATAATTAAAGAAAATGATGATTTAGATGCGTTAGAAGAAAGTGATGACGAAGATGAATTTGAAAATTCTCATTTAGATAAATTTGTTCATCTAGATAAATCATATAAATTAATTTGTGTTTTTAATAATAAATTTAAAAAATGGGTTCCAATTAAAATCACAGAATAATTATATACTATACATTTATTCCTTTTCTCTCTAAATATTTCTTCAATTTTTCACCAAAACATTTATGATGTGTTATAATATAATTAACTCGTTTTTTCCATTCATTATTTTTTTCTAATTCACTAATTACTTTCATAGATTCGCTGCTACCAATTCGAATATATTTTTTAGTTTTTCGATTCAATACTCGTCCATAAATATCCCAGATCACGTTGCCTTGTTTATTTTTAGAAGTTTTATTTTTAGGTATTTTTGATCTCTTAACTTTTGATTTATTGGTCATATAATATATATATATATATATATAATATATATATATAATATATTATACGCGAAATAAACCAAAAAAGTTTCAAGAAAAACAAGAAATAAAACATGTAAAGTAAATTATATACCATCATCATATAAAGATATTAAAGAAATTACTGATGTAAATACTATAAGAAATAATGAAGATACCATTTGTTAAATATATAATATAACAATATATATATAATATGCCAGCTGGTTCAGGAGCATCCAATTTAGGTTATGGAAATAATAATCCTTATAATACTAGTTCTTATGTAAATGGTACTAGTTCAAATTATTCAGGTAGTTTTAGTAGCAATGAAATTCCAGGAACACCACCAGGTCCACTCCATGGTTTAGCAGGAACTAAGACAAATGTTGATGCTGCGGCAGGAAGAGTTCCTGGTATTTCTATCATAAAAGGAGGGGGAGCTAAAAAACTTAAAAGAAAAATAAAAAATATCACTAAACAATATAAGAGAATGAAAGCAGGAAGTAAAAAAATCAGAACTCTCAAAAATAGACTTAGAAGTAGAACTATATCTAGAGGTTTTGCAAGACAATTCGCAGGAAGAACACGCTCGCGTAAACATAGTAGAAGACATCGTAAACAACGTGGCGGATATTCTCAATATATGAATAACATGCCTAATACGCCTAGTTATCAAGTAGCAGGTATTAATTTACCAGCTAATTTGTCTGCTTTAGCTAACCCTGCACCATATGTTAAACTTTCAAACGAAACTTCATGTATAGATAATTACTCGCATCATATTAATACTGGTTTTCCTAGCAAAGGCCATTAAATGTTTATATCACAATAATTTTTATATAATATATAAATTTATATAAAAATGTAGCAATAATTATTACACAAAATAAAGATTTTAGAAGAAAATAAGATAATAAAATATAATATTTATTAATTGTTTATTTAATTTTTTATTTAATTTTTAGAAAGCATACATCATCCGCAATTTTACTAGCCTTTTTAGGATCAAGTGTTGGCTCTTCATTTTCGTCTTCTGATTCAGACTCATTTGTAATACTTTTTTCTGAAGAACTATTACTCTTAACAGAAGTGGTTTTCTTTTTCTTTGGTTTACATTCTCTCGAAACTTGTGAATTAGGATTATAAACTAAAGTCCATTTTGTCAAATCTATTGTATATTCTGTGCTAATTGTATAAATAATTTTATAATTTTCTTTTTTATAAAATGTTTTGCGTTTTCGCCATTGATTCTTGAATAAATCATGGCTGTCTACTATATCTACCACAATTGGACTACTGTGTTTTTCTCTAAGAATACGACCGACACTTTGCTCAATATCCGTTTTTGGTGTTGCCATTATTAATGTAGTCAATGTTTTTATATCAAGTGCTTCTGCAGCCATAGCATAAGTAGCAATGACTACTTTCTTTGTTTCAGTTTCTTTTAAAGCTGATTCTTTCATTCCACCTATATAATACCCGACAGTTGCTATATTTCTATGAGCAACAGCATCATGTAAATATTTAAGCAAATTTTTATTATGCGCAAGTATCATTATTTGTTGATTTGGATTTTCTTTTAACATATCAGAGAGAACCTTTAAAATAAATTCACTTCTCCTATTATATTCGCATAGTTTAGATATCATAGTGCTATATTGTGGCTTTCCTCTATAATCTAATTTGACTTCATTAAAATCGTCATCATCTACATAATATTCAATAGCTCTAACTGTTACAGCTCTATCATTATCCCTCTTAGATTTAAAAATTACATCTCCAAGAAACATTTTAAATACTGGTGTAGTTCCATCTTTACGATTCATAGTTGCTGATAATCCAAGCATATATTTTGTCACAAGTTTGAATAAGGAATTTGAAAATACCTCACTAGATATATGGTGTACTTCATCAATAATAGTAAAACCAAAACTGTCAAATACTGATGATGGATAGTCTTTCATTGATAAACTTTGTAGCATTGCAATAACAATATCTTTATCGTCAATATCAATTACAGGTCCTTGAATTTTTCCTACCCTTGCAGCTGGTAAAAATTGTTGGATTCTCTCAATCCATTGATTCATTAAAAACTCTTTATGAACTATCACTATTGTTTTTTTCTTTAATTGAGTTATTATATTTAATGATGCCGATGTTTTTCCCCAGGCACAGTATAATTCTAATAATCCACCACCATATTGAACATCTAAACAGTGTTTAACGAATTTATTTACTACTGGTTCTTGATAATCACGAAGTTGCCCGTTAAATTCTAAATTAATATTTACCCCTTCTGATATTTTGTATTGTTTAGGAGGTCCAAAATGTTCAACTCCATAATAATGCGGAACATAAAATTTATTGGGCGATTCTCTGTAAGCAGGAAAAGTTTTTGTATCATTTAAGGGCGAACCCATAACAAATGGTTTTATCATTAAATCATTTCTTATTTTGACTTGCTGTGAAACATTTAATTCGCTTTTATTTATTGTATATCCTTTTTGACCAAGATAGGTATTCATATTTATATTTATATTATTTAGCATATTGTTTTTATGTAGTTTTTCTGCCTTTCTTAAATGTAGAGCCTAAGATTATCAACTTTAGAAAACACAATATAAATTTGACTTCGTAATATTTTTTCAGCTTTATTAAAGGTAAAAAAATAAAATCTATAAATATGATATATGGATAGTTTTACAGAACTTTTAAAAAAAGAGAATATGAGTGAATTTATTTTATTTATCTTAATGATTATTTATTTTATATTTGGATTAAAAATACCAGAAATAATTGCTACTATGATTGATAATTTTGTTGGAAAAGTTGTAATTATTTTAATTATTATTTATCTTTTCATGTATACTAATCCTATTTTAGCAGTATTAGCTGTTTTAGTTGCTTTTGATTTAATGCGTCGTTCTAATAATGCTACTGGTTTAGGAGCTCTTTCTGCTTATGCTCCATCTGAAAAGAAGAAGATGACTCAATTTTCAGCTTTTAATCAGTTTCCATACACGTTAGAACAAGAAGTTGTCGCTAAAATGTCTCCAATTGTTCGTTCTGGTTCATCATTAAGCCGTCCTTCTTATAAACCATTACTTAATAATTTACATGATGCATTGCCATTAAATAGTTCTATTTAAGCAATTAAATAATAAATTTATTAAAGTTATTATTTAAATATTTTTTGAAAAACCTGGAAACTTTTGAGCATCAGATGTCAAATATTTATAAAATACACTTAGACCATAAAATATTATAAAAAATAATAAACATACAATGATTGTTACAATAATTATGTTAAATACAGGGCTTTCAAATATATTTGAAAAATCAAATGATGTTGAAGGTTTAACATATTCTACAGCAGTTTCTTCTTCTGTTGACCCTGTAGGTTGACATGAAATATAAATACCATCACCTAATTGAACGCCTGTTATTGGTCCTTTAGAATTATAAAATAAATCTTCGCCTGGTGTTGGAAATTGAAATGCTTTTATTATTTTTTGTAATGTTGAAATGGTTGTTGAACTTAATGGAATAGCATCTAGATGACCATAAACTATCCAATCTGTATTTTCTCCAGAATAAACAAAAAATGGCTTTTTTGGAACAATTTTTTGTAAACTAAAACTCATATTTAAGTTTGTGGAGTCTTCTTGGCTTGGAGCATTTGATGCTACTTTATTAATTATATCTGTTATTATCTGAGATGCAGTTGATGACTCACTTGATGTTGTAAATGGTATACATACTTTTAATGAATTACCTCCACTTTGTGGATTATGCGTTATTATTATCTCTCCAGGCATTGAACTGCCATTAAATGTATGAATTGAAGGTGATACTATTGTGACATTTTCAACAACATATTTTCCACTATTGTAAACTACTGGAGGAGTGCTTGTAGAATCATATGTTAAATTTATTAAAACGCCATTATTTTTAGCAGTTGAATTACTTTCTGAATATTTAAAAGCATATGAACATTTCATATCACAATTTCCTTTAATATTTGTAGCTGATATATTTATATTTTGAGTATTCATTAATATAAGTATATAAATAAAAATATTAATTTATTTATATAGAATGAAATTAACTAAAGGTAAAATATCAAAATTATACAACAAAAAAAGACAGAGTTTAAAAAAACATAAAAAGCTCAAGACATCTTATAAAAAGAGAACATTTAGAAATAAAAGAAAAATTAATTTAGCTAGAAAATCATTAAAACGATTACACCATAGAAAATACAAAGGTGGTGATGGCGATGATACTCCTAAAGATGATACTAAAGAGAATATTAAAACAGAAACTACTAATCAACCGGTAATTAGCGATGAAAGTCAAATGACTGAAACTACTGACCAACCTGTAATTAGTGATGAAAGTCAAATGACTGAAACTACTGACCAACCTGTAATTAGTGATGAAAGTCAAATGACTGAAACTACTGACCAACCTGTAATTAGTGATGAAAGTCAAATGACTGAAACTACCGATAATTCTACAGAAGGTGTTCTAGATGTTCCAATTCAACCAACTGAACAAATATCTGCTAGTGATGTTGTTGAGGTAACTGATAAAGAACCTACAGAAACTACCGATAATTCTACGGAAGGTGTTCTAGATGTTCCAATTCAACCAACTGAACAAATATCTGCTAGTGATGTTGTTGAGGTAACTGATAAAGGAGATACTGAAACTACCGATAATTCTACGGAAGGTGTTCTAGATGTTCCAATTCAACCAACTGAACAAATATCTGCTAGTGATGTTGTTAAGGTAACTGATAAAGGAGATACTGAAACTACCGATAATTCTACGGAAGGTGTTCTAGATGTTCCAATTCAACCAACTGAACAAATATCTGCTAGTGATGTTGTTAAGGTAACTGATAAAGGAGATGCTAAAACTACTGAACAACCTGTGCCTGAAACTATTATACCTAGAGAAATGCCTAATAAAGAAGAATTATTAAAATCATTATCAAACGTTGTTGATTATATCACCGATGTAGTTACTGACAAAGTTTCTAAAAATGTTTCTTCTGCTCAATTTGGAGAGAAACCACAGGAAGGATTTGAATCAGTAAATAAAGCAGCCAAAATAATAGCATCATCTGGAGGGTCAAAAATTAAAAAAACTAGACGTTTAAGATTAACAAATAAAAAGACACATTTATAAATGTCATTATTAAATATATATTTAATATATATATTTAATATATGATAAAGATAAATCATAAATATATGTTTTCACACGCTTTAAGAACTGCATTATTATTTTTAATAGGTTTTTCAATTTACGAAATATTAGTTTATTTAGAAAAAAAATGGAGTTTAGCAAACCCACATCATTCAGATTACTATTTTTATCAAAAAAAAATTTATAAACTAATATCATTGTTTATTGTCGATTTAATTATTTTATATATAATAGCTATTTTTTTGGGTATTCATCTGTAATGTTCAAATAAAAGGTAAATATTTAATTGTATCATTGTCATACATAGTAATTTTATATGGTTCATTAATACCTTCAATATAAACTGTATCACCATTATATAACTTATCGCAGCCATATTCATTAGTGCAACTTTTACCATTTCGAGAGACAGGTAATTTCATATTATTATTCCCTTCATGACTCATTGTATAATATTGCCATTTATCTCTATTAGTAAAAAGCGGACGCCCCATAAGTGGTATAATTTTGCCTTTTGCGTTAGTAGCAGTCATAATACCTAATTGTCTATATTGTGTATCAACTGCACCAATATTAGTAGAAATATTAATAGGGACCGCACCAGGTGGAACAGCTCTCCCGTAGGGAGGGAATCCTGTAATAAAATATCTCTCATCACGTATAGGAGGAGCATAAGGGTTTAATAAAGGATCACTTGGTAAATTGGTGTAAGGCCAACTTGGAATCCATCCACCAGATAAACTATTTAATCCAGTATTCTCTCTAGTTGTATCCTTAATAACTATTTTTTCTGATGGTGAATTATTAACAACTATACTTTGTTTAAAGATAGTTGTATAAGTTATGTAAATTAAAATTAAAACGCAAACGACAATAAAAAACATTGAATAATTTTCAATACATATAACTCCTGGTGGACATTTTTTCATATTATATAACTATAATATTAAAATACTATATCATTTTATTTTGCTGGAACAGCTTGACCAGAAAAATTTTTTGCTAAATTCATAATACTTCCCAATCCTTCTTTTCCATCACCAATTTGACCCATCATTCCTTGTAAATTTTTAACCATTGGCTCAATAGATTTAATAACTGGTGTCATACCTTTCATAGCTTCAGCTAACTGCATTTGTTGTTTCATTAGATTTTGAGTATCAGAGGTTAAACGTTGAATACCATCACTACCTAAAATATTATTTAATTCATCATAAGCATCCTCAATAGTTGTGGCATAGTCTATGTCATATCCTCTATTTTTACGGCGTCCTGATTCAAAGCCTTGTTTATCACCAGTGTCTTGCGCAGGATTGTCCGGACTAGTTGAAACTTTAGAAGCAGATGAGTTATTGATTACTGAAGTAGTAGTTTCTTTATTATTGACTATTTTATTATTTTTTTCTTGATCATTTTGAATGCTGGGTTTTGTAACTAGATTAATGCGGTCATTTGTGGTATTAGTTGTAGCACCACTTCCGGTTTCCATTCCTTCTAACACATTTTCTTTAACTGCTAGTAAATTTACTAATATTAATGGCACACCCAAGACAATTGTCATATTTTTACTAAAGTATCTTACTAAAACAGCAAATACAATAAAAGACATTACTGCATTTAAATTACCAATTATAAGGTAACCTATTACATTAAATAGTGCTAAAAAAGCTATAACATTTAAAACCCATTCATTTGTTAAAAATTTTGAAATTGTTGAATTAAACTTCATTATATATATAATATTTAAAAAAATTTGATTTAATATTATATTATAAAAAATAAGATAATACAATTGGAAAAATTTGTAGAAATAGAAAAATTACTATTATATAAGGCGTTAAGATATAGAGAAATTTATGGAAGTTGGCCAAATTATAGTATAAATTATATTAAGTTTAAGGGGTATGTTATCAAGTTTATCTAGAACTTCTTCTAGAAGTATTTCTCGAGCTTTTCTTAGATGATTTAGATGTAATACTTTTTCTTTTACTAGCGGTTCTATATGTAAATCCACCTTTTTGTTTTCTATTTTTTTTCATTGTTTTACGCTTATAACGTTTTCCACCGCGTTGTGCTGGAACAATTAACTTATTTACTTCTAAAATTTGTTTAATTTGTTGAATCGCAGCTGGATTTCCTCTTTGAGCTCTGTTAATACTTTCATCAATATAGTTTTTTATTTTTCCATCAGTCACTTTTCTCATAAAGGCTGTATATTGACCCGTTTGATTATTATTAGCATGTAAGGCCATTAAATTGTTAAAGTTAGCATCAATATCATATTGTTTACCAAGAGGAGACGCAACTAATGGAGAAGGTTTTGGTGGTTGACCTTGAGCAGCGCGTGAAATATTTAAAATTGATTGTTCTAATTGTTGTGTGATTTCATTTAATAAAGCATCTACTTCTTGTTTAGTCTGAGCATTAGGAACACTATTAACAATAGTTTCAAGTTCAACATTTGCTTCATTAATAGCTTGAGTAGCAGCTATTAATCTTTGAATTAATTGTTCGTTTTGTTGAGTAAGAGCATCTATTTGGCTTTGCAATTTAGGAACTTGTTCTTGAGATTGTTTTTGTTGTTCATCAAGATGTTGCTGTATTTGTTGATGTTCATTAATTTTTGCTTGAAGTTGATTTTGTAAATCAGTAATCTTTGCTTCACACTCATTAATTTTTTGTATTAGCTGTTCTTCTTGTTGTTGTAATTGTTCTTGATTTTTTTGCGCAATTTTTGCGATTTCTTCTGCATGTTGACTATCTTTTTGATCACCTCTCGCTTGTATTTCAGCTTGTAAGGCTCCTAATTGACTATCAGCACTTGCTTTTTGTTGGGTTAAATCTCTAAGCTGAGCTTCCATCTGATCAATTTTAGTTTGCTGTTCATTTATTTGTGTTTGTGTTCTATTTTTATGTTCATTAAATTCTTGAGTTACTTTATCTTTTTCAGCTGAAGTAGCTGCAACTCGTTGATTTATTTCTCCAATTTGTCTTTCTCTATCACCAATAGAACTTGTATTTTCGCCAACTTGTCTTTCTAAGTTATCAGCTCTATTTTTTAAATCATTAATTTGGCCAAAAAGCTGTTTAACTTTATTATTAATCTCTCCAAGGTTTGTTTTAATATCATTAGTAAATTGGGTTTTAAATTGAATACTGGCTTGAAGATCGCGTCTTATACCAGCTAATCTATCCATTTTTTCTTGGAATTCATCCAAAAATTTTTGTGTTTCTGCCATATATATAAATACATATAAAATTTAATTTATTTTATAGTGTTAAATTGTTTTTTATGAGAAAGTTCTTTAGTTTCATTTATAATTGAGTCTAAACTTTCCTTAATTGAATTAACTTCTTTTAAAATTTTACTTTGTTCTTCTTTTGCATCTTCGATATTATGTTTTGTTAATTGTCCAGATAATGTTAAATCTTTGATATATTCATCTAAAATTTGAAGGGACCTAATTTGATCTTTTTTTTGTTGAGCAATATATCCATAAAATTTTTCATAATCATTTTTAACTGCATCTAAAAATCTATTTTGCTTTGAAATAAAACGCAATTTTTTTTGTTTATTAATTAACATCTCTCTTTTTGCATCAATTAATTCTTGAATTTGAATAAATCTATCATCGTTCACTTTAATAGGCACTACTAATCTTGCTTGATAAGGTACGATTTGTTCCATTCTTAAATTAAACAATTATTTTATTATTAAAAAATAAATTTAAAATC